CAGCGGTGATGGATGGGGCGGGAAGGACGGACGCCGCAGTATTCGCAGGGCTTGACGATCATTTATTTTCCAACGAAATCCATCATTGCCAGATGTTCGTCGCTCCTCTCTATCCCGAAGTATACGAGTCTATAGGCTCAAAGGCATATATCCTAATACCTGTCGAAAGCGAATCCGACGGGAACAGGTCGTCAATAATAAGCTCATCTCCAACCCCGTCATACACTCCATCATCATCGTCTATCTCAACTATGCAATATATTATTCTTGCCATCGACCCTCCTTCGCCCTCCGCTCCACCGGGGAGGGATAAACGTAAATTACTTCGTCTATAACCTGTTGTACGAAATTGCGCAAAACTTATTCTGGCTCATCTTTTCTACCAGAAACTAATCCTTTCGTCCACGCTTTTTCCGCACCAATTTTCGTTTTCCTCCACGCTCCATAACTGTTACAAAATCCACAATATAATCTGAATCTTTCAGGGTAATCAGATGCAAAGGAAAAATATTCTATCATTACTGGTTCTTTTTTACAATGCTTACATTTCATAAAACCCTCTCTGTAATTTGCGCCACTTCGTACAACAACGGGCAAGCGACATTAAAACGATCGCCTGCCCTGTTCAGTTGTACGCCATGCCGCCTTATTGCCGCACGTCCTGTGCGGCTCGTGTCAATAAATATCATGACCGGACAAAAGTCCTTCCTCTCTTGGAATTGCGTCGTCGTTCTTCGGACACATCGGCTCACCGGTATATTTATTAACATACTCTTCGGTATTCGTACATTTCCCGTCTTTATAGTCATTGCATCCTATAAGTTCGCATCCAGTCATTGTGATACCTCCTTATGAACTACTTCCCCTCTTCGAGTGTGCAACACACTTAGGGCCGCGACATCCGCACTTTGGGCACTCCAACATCGACCTATCTATAGACTCTGGATATACCGCAGTCCATTCATGCCAACAATGAGCGCATATTATGAGATCATCAACCACCCATCGGTCGCGCTTTCGGTTAGCTGGTATTACTATTCGCTTTAATTTCACTAGTCCTCCTCTACGCTTCGGTACGTCCTGTACCTCGCTATAATAATCTATTGCTATCATCGGCACGGCGTACAACATCGGGTAAGCGTTCGCTTCGCACACCCTATCGGGCGTCGCTTACCCTGTTCTGTTGTACGAAATAAACGGGCTTAACTTTTCCCTACCCATAAATAGTTTTACATATCCGGCATGAATGAGATTGGCTCGCCTGTTCGTAAACCTTCATCACCTCATCATAGTTTTCAAACAATTTACTGCCTATTTTCCAAACATTGCTTTCGGTCATACCATCGCCTGCAAACTCTTCTAAATAAATGATAAAATACTTTTCCTCTTCCATAAAATCCTCCTGTATAATCGCCCGTTTACTTCGTACAACAACGGGCAAGCGCAATTAAAACGTGCGCCTGCCCTGTTCAGTTAGCGGAAATGCTCGCTAATCTTTTGCAATTTATTTTCTATATTTCTTAACTTTGGAACTATCCCCATGCTATCATTATATCTAAATGTTTCAGAAGCATCATCAATCATCCTGCGCACATCCGCTCGCACATCCGCTAACAGCGAATATGCGTCCGCCTTCGGCAAATTTTGAGGAGCTTTTATATTAAAATTATTACCACAGTTACTACATACATCTTTCTCAATATCCGTTAGCTTTCCGCATTTGTTACACATCTCATATAAACTCATTCTGTAGCCTCCTCAAAATTTCGCATATTCGCTATATGTTCGGCGAAAGCTGGCGGGTCTGGTAGTGGCCGCCAGTATCTCGCAAAAGTTCTTTCTCCGTTTGTTCTCCACTGCCGACTTCGATAATCTCTTTGACTGCATGATCCTGCCTCCGTAATTATTCTATTGCAACAAGCGGCTTCGCGTATCCGCTCACTTTTATATGCAATAACCGCAAAACTCTATGAATTTAAATATTTTAAACTCTTCTTTAAATTTTGCATTTCTGCAACTAAATTTGAACTCAAATCTTTCACCAATAAAATAAACCTTTTTAAAAAATATAAACCTTAAAAAATATTTTGATTCCATATTGTCCTCCTGTTATTTATAGTACATTTCATTCTCCTTCGTCTATGCCGTATCAGTTGTGCGAAAGACGGCTTAACTACGTTTTTTAAAATTGCCATCTATAAACCTTTCCCCGTTTAAAACTCTATTCAATATGTCAATCGACAATCGCACTGCCTCGTCAACATCCAGCTCACCACTCTTGTTGTTGTCCACCCACTCACTGAACTGTCGGTATTCTTTTTCATTCATATCAATTCCTCCGAGTCGCCGTCCTTCGTACAACACTCGATACGCCTCCCGGCTCTGCCATATACACTCGACCTCAGTCGGAGTAAACCCGCAGCACCACCGGCACAGAATCGATTTTAGTTTTTTCATAGCTCGCTCCAATACGCAACAATTTTATCGTCATCTACTTCACGCAGCATCAGAACCATGTCGTCCACGACCCTATCGTATCGCACCCGCCCCGCTATCATGGGCGACGCAAACGCCGGGCGCTTCTCGCCATCGTCCACGGTCACGACGACAGGGCGTACGGGCTTATACATATAGCATCCACCAACCGCACGGTCCTCGCCGCACTCATGCCTCGGGCGCGCTCCGCTCTCATGGAACATCGCCCTGTGCTCGCAGCGATAGCATAGACCTACCGAGACTGCTCTCTCCATAGTACCTCCTGTGCGCACTTAACGTAATCCTCATCGGGCGTGAGGTATATCACAACCGCCGCGTGTGTATAGTCCAATTTCTTCTCAGCTTCCCACATCCTCGCGTTCAGCCGCACCACCATGACCGCCAGTATCGCGGACACTATCGCCAGCGCCACCGTCAATCTACCCATGTTCCCTCCCACTCGGCCTCGGGATATTCTCCCGGTAGTATACAGTCCGGCAGCTCGCACTCAAGGCAGTTGTACGAGCAGTCAACCTTCGCGCTCTTGCCGTGTACCCATGCCCGGTGCGCCGCATTGTAGCACCTTCGGCACTTGAACCGCGTGTAATAATTCGTGCCGTCAATCCGCGTGCCGCACGTCTGACACACGAACGAGCGATGGTCGTACCCCGTGTTCCTCATCCCGCGCAATACTCCCGAACGAGCTTGTCGGCATCCTCGGCATCTATGAAAAGTTGCCACTTGCCATTATCGTTAAGCAGCCGGTACACCTTCGCGCCGTGAGACTCGGCGAACCCACGGAGGTTTGACCCGCGTACCCCGAGCACGTCGCGCAGAAAGGGTTCGAGCGGAACGCGGTCTATCTTTGGTAGAAGCTCGTCTCGGAGTTTTATAAATCTATCCAGGTTATCCACGGTAAAGCTCCATTTTACACTGTGATTTTTTGCGCTTTTAAAAATTCCCCGACCAGAAGATGAGGTCGCCATGAATATGTCCCGTCCTCCTCGACATTGAACTCGACCAACCCAATATCCACAACACCGGAACATTGCCGGACGCCGTACTTGCTCCCGTACCCTTGCAATGCGGGGAGTGTCATCGCCAAATATTTTCCGTTTCCACTGTACTCAAAATAGTGGACATGGGACCGCAGCAGTATGTCGGCCCTGATCTGCCGCTCGTCCTCGGACCATATCGTATTCCACAACACCTCGCGCTTCACGGCGGTGGCCCTGCCGTGCGGTATGACCGACCCGCCAACCTTGTGTTTGACGTCGAACACAACGCCGTCAACATCTACCCAGGCGTGGCCCCCGAACTCGTCAGCCACAACCCTGTCCGCAACGATCTCCTCAAAATCTTCACTCGATCCGGCATGGTACGGCGTGCCAGCGGTGATGATTATTTTCTCCGCGTTCCATTGTTTGATCGCGTGGGCCGCCATGTCGCACTGTGCGATCCTGTCCGGCTCGATTAGCTCAGTGCCTCCGCTCCTCTCCCCCTTGCCATCTATGAGGTCGCCGTTGACGATTAGACAATGGACCGGCTGTAAGTCCACGGTTAGCCGCTCGTAAAACCTCCACACCTCGCGCCTGATCTCAGCAAAATGTGAATCGTCGTTGCACTCAAACAGCGTCGGCGTCAGCCCAACACGACTTCCGCAATGTAGGTCGCCCATCGCAATAACACGCTTCATTATCTACTCCGTTTTAATTCCTGTTTTCTTAAAACGATAATCCGCGCCGAACACCCATGCGTCATTGAACGATCCAAACTCTCCGATTGCAACAAACGGAAACTTTTCACCATACTTCTCGGACCTCCGGCACATCGCCTCGTATGTCGGCGTCTCATCGACATTAAACTTCCCGGTTTCGTCATTCCAGCTAACGGTCCACTTTTTTTTCATTTCCCACACTCCTGAGTAATTTTGCGCGCCAGCTCGTCCACCTTGTTCTCCAACTCCCTCAATAGCTTTTTAGCTTCGGTCAGACTAATCATACTTTCCACCGTATACCTCGTAGCGTTTCTCGACCGACCCGAACATGACGCGGCTCGGGATGAATTGTAGGTCCACGACGCCGGTATCTCCGTCCCTGTTTTTGGCGACCAGCAGTACGGCCTCGTCTTTCAGCTTTGTTTTCTGCTCGTTGTAATCTCGGTGAAGAAACATCACCACGTCGGCGTCCTGTTCTATATCTCCGCTCTCTCTGAGGTCTCCGAGCATAGGCATCCTCCCCTCCGCGTTTCGGCTCAGTTGCGCCATCGCAAACACCGGTATATCGTGCTCGTTCGCAATCCGCTTGAACGTGCGGCTCACGTCTCCGATGTCTACATAGCGGTTGATATTGCGCTTTGACACGGTGACGAGTTGAAGGTAGTCTACGACCACAAAACAGAACTCATATTTTTTAACAGTGCGAACGATGATCGACTCGATCTTTGACAACGCGGTCACATGATCCACAACTGTAAAGTACGGCGTGATGTCCTTCATCCGCTCCATGCGCTCCGCGATTGCGCGCTTGTCCGCGTCGCCGATATTTCCGTCGCGTATCTGAGTGACTGGAATGCCCGTATCGCTCGACAGCATGCGGAGGTACAGCGAGGATTTGACCATCTCAAGTGAGAAGTACAGCACCGGGCAGGTCTCCCCGGCGTGGCGCGCGATCTGCAATGCTATCGCCGATTTGCCCATGCGCGGTCTGCTCCCACACACAATGAACTGCCCACCGTATAACCCGGTCAAGATGCGGTCGAGGTCGGCGAATCCGGTCGTTATCTTCCGGCGCGCCTGTATCGAGGCGAGGTCAAGCGCGTCGTGTTTCAACTCCACGACTCTGTGCTCGTATGGGTCGCCGATGTCCCGCAGTGCTGCTATCGCATACGCCGTGACCTCGGGGATCGGCGCGTGGTCGCCGGTCATATCTGCGGCGAGCACAAGCGCGTCGGTGATCCGTCTCCGGTTGGCGAGGTCGCGGATGCGCTTGACGTGTGCTCCTACCGACAGGAGCGACGGCATTTTCCCGGCCTCTGTCAGCGACAGGTCGGCGTCGTCGTGGCCCAGGTTTTTTAATTCGGTCAGCAGTACGCGAAAGTCCACGTCCTCGCTGCGCGATCTCATGGCGCGGATGATACCGAACGACGCACGGGCGAGCGGGTGATGGAAGTCCTCGTCGGCAAGGTCGGCAAGGTCGGCGAACACGTCCGGTCTGCGGTACGCGGTCACGATCAGCTCCATCTCGGCGTCGTGGTCGTAGTACGATCTATCGAGCATACGCCCTCCGTATCTCGTCCACGGTCGTCGGGCGCGTGTCCTTCGGGGCGTCCTTCTTCGCGCGTCCGTGCCATGTAATCACGCGCTGCTTCCAATTCCGCACCGGGTTACCCTTCGCGTCTTTCCATTCACCCTCGTTGTAATAATTCCAGAATTGTTTTGGGTCAACAGAATAAGAGTGCTCCTCGATGTAGGCCTTTACATCTTCTATGGTTGGTGCTGTGAATTTCTTTTTATTGTTATTATTAATAGTGTTATTATTACTACTAAGCGTGGTAGAGTGTGGAGCTAAATCTGGCGTAGCGTGAGACTTAACCTCGTTTAGTATCGGCGTGTCCATAAAGGCTAGAATATACTTATTATTGTGCTTTAGTCTATCTTCTGGATATAGCTTTTCCTTGCGGATGTATCCCTTTTCCACCAACCGCTTAATGCTTTTTGCAATAGTCGGCTCGCTGATATTAAGGTCCTCTGCTATCCGCTTGTAGCTTGGAAAGCACTCGTTCCCTCCTCCGGTATAGCTCAACATATAGGCTGTAATTGCTTTCTCGTACAATCCAATGTCTTTGGATCGCATCAACTTCTTTGGAATAATCCCGTATCCCTCTGAGAATATACCGGACAGCTCTATTTTATTTCCGTTGTCTCCGCTCATTTAACCACCCTCTTGTGTACCACTATCGCTATCGCAATCCTCATTCGGTCTCGGAAACTCAGTCGCCACACAGACTGCACGAACTCGCGGAGCATCTTGTTTTGGGTGCGGAGGACCGCGCGGCGGTAGCGCTTGGTTTTCTTCTCGCTCATCGTCTCCTCCGCTTATCGACGTACTCCTCCGCGATCATGCAGATAATCATGAACAGCACGAACAACAGCACGCACCATCCACCTCTAGACATAATATTCCTCCATCGTTCCAATCCACACCCGGATCGCACCGGGCGCGTTGCGCTTCGTGTGCTCTTTTACCACCGACAGCTCTAGGACATGCCGGTCGTTCTCAATCACACCGGCCTCTTGGAGCGCATCGAGCGTGACCTTGATCGCGTTGTCGATGTCAGTGTAGCATCGCTGCTCAATCCTCATGCGGTACGGAGGCTCGACCGTAACGTCGCTGCACGACTGCACCAAAAGCTCTTTGAATTTTCGGTACTCGGGATTGAGAAACAACTGTTTCGTCGTCCGCGACACGTTGTACTTCTGGTTGACAGACGCGATCTTTACGTTGTCCAAATCAATCACTCTGAGCATTTGATATACTCCTCAAGTTTCTCGGTCAGTAGTGCGCTCGTAGTCTCAAATAAACTCGCCTTTCCGACGAGCTTCTTGTATTTGACATAGACCACAGCAGGAACCTCGACCTGTATTCGATATGGCTTCTGGTCGTTCTCGTCTCGCGCGTTCCTCGATGTGCTACCGATATTCAATCGCGGCCCTCCTCACGTCTCGCGCAGTCTCCCAATCCGGTATGTGCCACCCTTCCAGCCCATCACGCTCGCGCTCCACGTTCTGGATGTAGTCCGCGTACTCCTGATATGTGAGCGCGGATTTCGACGGGACATAGCCGACGACACTCTCTCCGTCCATGAGCACGATGCACCGGCCACGGTAGCGGTGCGGTATCTCGCCTATGCTAGACACGGCACGGCGCAGATACCGCAGCTTCATCTCATGGTCGATCTCGTCTACCTCCATCCCCGACGCCTGTGCCATCGGCTCGTAGCAGTAGCCGTACAGGTATTTGTGCTGGAAATGCTCAACCGAATCCATCGCGGTGAACACGACCTCGACGGTGGAACCTTCGTGCTCCTCTAGCCACTTGGTCGCGCGCGCGGCTGCGCTCGCGGATATTGGCGACAGAAATCCATCTCGCGCTGTATAAGTACATTTAATCTGTCCAGTATTCTGTCCAGTCACCGATGATCCTCCCATCTCCGGTATAGTCCGACAAACACTCACGACACCGTTTCGTCGTCGTGCCGCCTGAGTGTCTGATCCGCACGATGTCGTCCTCTGCGAATCTCTGTTTGCACTTGTGGCACAGGTGAACCCTGTCCGTCCGCGTCTGCTCGCGCAGTCGGCGCAAACAGTTACGGACGGCGGGGTCGATCTCAACGCCCCAAAAAATATCAGAAGGGCGTGCCACCGCTTTTCTCCTGTTTCTCCTCGCGCTTCTTCTCGGAAATGCAAAGCATGTAGTCGGGCGATTTGTCCGAACGCTTTTCCTTCACCGGAAATACAAGAATCTGCACCCCGCCGAGACTGCCGGATAGATACGTCGATCCGTTCCGGCTCTCGTTCTTCCATAACCCACACGCGTTAATCAGTTTACTGTCCTCTGCCATGTTGATCTCCTATTTGATTTTCTCCGCGCCGGTGTAGTCGTATTTCCGGCTCAAGTAGAATACGTCGCGTAGTGCATAAAATACTTTGAGGCCGTGTGCGATATCGTCATCGCTCCACGTTTTGAATTCCATGCGCCCCGGCTCGGTGGACGAGAGCACAATATTGATGCAATGCGTCACCTGTCCACCCGTGCGCTTGACGAGATGCTTCTGCGCTGCAAGCTGCCAGCACCACTCGGGGTACGTCTCGATTTTCTTGTCCTTCTTGGTCTTTTGGGTTTTCACGTCAGCGAGAAGATACTCGCCAGCTTTGGTTTTGAAGTACAGGTCCAGCGTCCCGCCGAAACCCTCTGCCGGGTCAGCGAGCGGTTGCTCCACCATGCAGTATGTTTCCACGGCCTCACTCAGCCACGTTATCGCTGGGGCCGCTATCGCCATGATCTTGTCGTCGCGCTCCGGGGAACCGCCTTTGGCGTACTGCTCAATCGCGGCATGTACCGCGCTCCCGAGGTCGGCGGCTTTCCCCGCCTCGTCCTGTGCATCCTTCGCTATGCGCTTGGCGAGGTCGGTGTAGCTCTCACCCTTGATGCGCGGGAGCGTGAGCGCGGAGATAATCGCCTGTTCTATTTTCCACGCTTCAAGCACGGGCTTTGCCATCGTGCGGATGATGGACGTGATGCTGCCGAGCAGTAATTCCTTGCGCGCCTCACGGAGCGTCGCGCCGTGGTTGGGGGTTCCGTCGGGTGCGTACCAGTGGGCGGCGGTCGATACGGATACTATCTCACCCATGATGGCTCACCTCCCCGTGAAACGCTTCCGCGACCATATTCTGCTTGTGCGCCAACAGGTCGGTCATTATCTTGGCGTTGTCCCACTCGCGGGTCTGACAGAAAGAATGGCACTCGGGAATCGACCAGCGCTTGTCAGACACCATCGCGCGAAGCGCGTCCTTTAACTCCTCGTCGGTGATCCGCGTGGCGATCTCCCCGGCGAGGTCTACGGGCTTGCGGTTTTTCTGGTCGTCTGGTAGGGGCTGGTTGTCGTCGTCAATCGTCCCGGCGTATGCGTCCCGGCCCACGCCGAAAAATGCCGCCGTCTTCTTGAAGGCGTTGGTGATTGCGCCCTTGAGCGCGTCGCCATACAGTGAAGCAATATGCCCACCGGCGCACTCGCGCACAACCACGTGGGCAGCCGATTCGCGTATCTTAATCGCGCACCGAACCGTCACGTCATGGTATGGCGCACCGTTGCGGTATGTTCCCTCGGCGTGGTGTACTACCTCCCACGTCATGTCCCACCCCAGCCCGAGCACTTCATTCAGGCGGTCGGCCACCCATTGATACCCGTAGCCGTCGGTGTCGTACCCCTTCCGCGTCTCGTCTTTTCGTGTACGCTGGATAGCAGTCGATGGTAATGGCTTGCTCAGTTCCGAAATAATCGTAGTCGTCATAATCGTCTTCCCTCTGCTTGTATATTGGTTGCTCGTCCAAACACGGCTCCCACCGTGCTCCATTGTGGTACTCGTATTTACTCACGATTGATCCTCCCGAAAAAATAGACCGGGCGGGGCCGGTCCAGTGACCCCGCCCGGCGGAGGATTTGTATGAAGAAACGCTCCACGCGATTAGTCCGCACTCTCACGACGATCTTTCTCTGCGATGATCGACTGACACCACGCGGCGACGTGGAGCAGTGCGTTCGCATATTCTGACATTGAGATGGTGTCATTCCTCAGAGCCTCTTGAGCAGCGACCAGGCTGCCATCTTCTCGTGTTTCGACGCCTCGATTCTCCATAGCTCCTCCTCAAGCATTGCTCTCAATTTCGCCGCAGCGAGTTTGCGCTCGGCGAGTGTTGGTTCGTAATCGACCGCGAGCCAGTCGGGCTGTGCGCTGTTCGTTTTCATTATTCCTCAAACATCTCCCGTTCCATCTCGACATAGGCTGCGATCTTGGAGATGCTCATTGCCATGTTCCCGAGGTATTTTAATTCATCTTTCGTGAATGCTTTCTTGAGGTATTCGCGGCTTTGAATAATGAGCGGCTTGGTGGGTTCTCCGCAAATTGAAATGCCGTACATGGTCTTGATGAGCCAGTTGAGATACTTGCTATACATTTCGGCTTCTGTTTTGTTTTTAATCTTGTTGAGTATAAACAAGCCCTCCTCGTCAAAGAGAACAGGCGAACCGTCCTTGCGGAGTAATCGCAGTTTCTTTGAAATCGTATCGGGGCAAACATTGAATATCTTCGCAAGCTCGTCCTTCGTGATCTTGCCGTTTGACTTGATCTCATCGTACACTTCGGTCGGAGTAACTTTCATCGGTGCTCCCATATTACGCTCCTATTATCTTTCTAATGTTTGTATCGTTTTCTGCGAACGGACGTAGGCGTCTGATAATTACTGCGGCATACTTGCTTGCTTTTTCTATGAATGCTTGCGAGCATTCGCGCGGTGGTTCGGGCGGCAACAGATTGATAACTCGCTCAAGGGCGACGATATAGTTTGCCTCCTCAAGCCTGTTGATTCTATCGCTTGTTTGGTGCTGTACTTTGTCTTTGCGCTCTTTCTCTTTCTCGTACTTGATCCTGTTGAGCACCGCCGTTTTGGTGGGCAGGTCCTCATTCTTCCGCGCCTCTTTCTTGATGGCCTCTACGATGGCGGGGTTCTCGGCGAGCTTTCTAGCGGCCTTCGATCTGCGAGAATCAATACCAGGGGGTAAAACCTTTTTTCCGCCGCCGCCATAGTTTTTTCTTCCGAGGGAGTCTATCGTTGGCGCGGATCGGCTCCCGCCAGTCGATGCGCGCCGAATGTCCTCCCGGCTCGGCAACAACTCCCCGATCCGAACCTCGGCGTCGAGAAGGGCGTCGGCGAGGATTTGGCCTTGCTCAAGCTGGCGCTTGCGATCTTCCTCTGCCAGTTCGATCTGCCCCGACTTGATTTTCTGCAACAGCTTCTTGTGCTGTTCAAGATAGACACTCCCAACTGCGGACATTTTCACAAGCTCCTCGATTGGCTTTTGTAGCCAGCCGGGGTCTTTGCGTATGAGTACCGCGTATGCTTCTTGCTCTTTCATTTCCCGCCCTCCTTCTTGACGTACTGCTCGATCATTTTCCGCATGACCGCAGACATTGTTACGCCCTTGAGCGCACACGCCTGTTTGAACGCGCGCCATTGCTCGGTAGAAATTGATATTGTGTATTGCATTTTCGCCTCTGATTATGTCGTATTACTGCTGTTATGTCTCCAATATACCGATAATATTGTTTTCGTCAATACTTTTTTCCAATAAAATTGTTGAAATGGAATTTTTTAGCGATTTAATTGGTAGTATGTACGGGGAGCGACTAAAGACATTAAGGAAAGAATCGGGGTTGTCTCAGGCGCGCCACGCTGGTACTGCGCCAGCCGTACCGGGTGTTGTTTGATCCAGAGCTTTTTGAGGCGGTGGCGAAAAAAAGTGTTAGGCGCGGCAAACTGGAACAGTTCGCCACCCGAATATTCACGCGCTACGCGGCGTAAAAAGAACCCCGGCGGGGAGCCGGGGCGATGTCAGAGCAGAAGGATGATAAGGACGACTATGGCCGCTCCCGACGGGAGGCCCAGAAGAAATCCGTCAATCAGGCCCGACGTTTTGGCCGCACGATCCTCCGCGTTCGCTGCAAGGATGCCAGCCTTCGCCTCCTCCATTTCCGCAGCGCATTGTCTATGACAGTCACGCACCAGCCGTATACCACGGTTGAGATCGCGTACACACGCGTTATAGTGGTCAACCGCAACATAAGCCCTCCCCTCGCAATCCACGCGCTTGACATTCTCACACCTCAGTTCGCGGGCATGGAATATCATCAGGGCCGTCACCGCAGCCGCCGCTAGCAGAATTTTTATGACGGTCGATAGCTTTATCCACATTGTCAATCACCTCTTGTTGGTGCTGCACTTCCTCCGGCCACATCACATACGCCGTGGCCCCCATCCCTATGAGCAGCCCTGCCGCGAACCCTGCGAGCACTCGTTTCATTTCGCGCGCTTCTGAATAACCGGGTGTGATTTTTGACACGACAGGCCGCCGCCGGTCCACGCCCAATCGCACAGGATGAGCGCGAGGAGTATGCCGATCAACAGTATGGACGCGAACCACTGTTTGCTATCGAGGTTGAGTGAGAGCCACTTACTCTTGAGGTTGACTTTTTTCACCCTTGACCTCCGAGAATGACTGCACGGCCTTCGCGCCCATGCCCGGTACTAGCATGGACGTAACGAGCGCGGCGAGGCCAAACAGGTCGCGGCCCTGCACTATGCCGAGGACAGCACAGGCCACGGACGACAGAACAAGAATAAACATACAGATACGCATGGACGACACGTCGCCCTGCGATGACAGCATAGATTTAATCGTTCCCACAGTACCCCTCCACCATCCTGTCTAGGTAGCTCCGCGCGCCCGAGTGCGTGGAGAATATGCCGCTCGCTATGCTCACATCGTTCATCGTGATCCGCGCATAGTATTTCCCGTCCACCTCTTTGAGGTGAAAAAAGTAGCGGTCCTTCCCCTTCGTTATCGTGCGCCCCTCGGCTAGCTCCACGTTCGCCTCCCTTTCAGGTCAACGTGCACTCCCCAATCGTATATTCCTAACCCCATGTCCGGGTAGACCTTTTCCGCGTAGATGGTTTTCATTTCACGGTGAAGCTCTTTAATCGACAGGCCCTTGACGTGGAAGTCCACCGCAGACGATGTGGTGTGGTGGCTTTTGTTCACACCGCCCACCCGCTTGTTGTGAGGCTCACACCTCATACAACAGTGAACGACGATAGGCTTGTCGAAGTATTTCCTCAGAAATTCCAACAGGTCAAGCGGGACGTTCTCGTCTATGAGTTGATTACACCCGCACCGACAGGCCAGCTCCGACCGGCTAAAATGCTCGCTCATGTCTCCCATCACGGCCTCCTCGTACTGTCTATGATGCCCTCTAGCCTGTGAACGATTCGGTCAAGGTCGCCCACGAGCTGGAACAGTGATGATGTCGATGCGTTCAGGTCGCGGTCCACGTTGGCAATGGCCGTCTGCATGACGTGATATCTCTCGTCGCTCCGTCGCGCACAGTCATCGTTGCGCTGCGTTATCATGTTAATGCGCCCCTCCAACCGTATTAACCACACCACGACGCCCACGACCCCGGTAAGCGCCGTTAATCCCACACCTAGCAATTTCTCCCACTCCATGCTCGCGCTCCCCCTCGTCGTATAGGTCACTGTCTCTCATTGCCTCAAACAGAAAAAACTCGGTACATCGCAGTCGTTCAATAGTATCGCACGGGCCGCCGCACCAGTGGTCGCAGTATTCGGCGCGGATGCGCTTGTACGATTTAATTGTTTCCGGCCTCACCACCCGCCACCCTGTCCGACCCTGTTCCACTCTCCGCGCGACCGACGCGACCAGAACCCCGGCGTCATGTTGGCGTCTCGGATGAGCTGCATTCGCTCTGTGTCGTCTGCCAATTTAATAATGTCCGACAGCGCCCTCGCGCGCGCCTCGGGGGCCATGTTTATGAGCCTCATCATAAGCCCCTGATTCTCCACGCTGCCCATTCTGAGCTGAGTCCTCATTCGGTCGCGAAGTCCTGATTGCATATATTGAGGCGCTTCCGCTATTTTCGCGGCCCACTCGGCGCGGGTGCTCTCAGACGGCATCCGTCGGTATCTCCGGGCGATGTCGTTGATCGGTTGGTATGTGTCCAGGTATTCGTCCGTCGCCTCCTGTTTGCGCTTGGACATGATGTCGTCATACCGCTTTTGGGAGCGCGAGGTTGATGTGATCTTTCTGATACCGGGCAGTCTGCGTACAGCATCCGGCTCGGAGGAAAATGTTTCGGCCATCTCCTGAGCCATCTTGTCGCGCTCCTCCGGGTTCATCATTCGGAACACAGCGGAGAAACCGCCGCCCACCATGTCATTGAGGAGGTTGTTTCGCGCGAATACCTGGTGAAATGCAGCACGCGATCTCTCCGGGGATAGCGTTGTAAGCTCCCCGAACTTCTTCCACGCCCACGGCGTATAACTGTCATACTCGCGCGACGGGCTGCTCTCCGGCCCCTTCCACACGTTCTCCCTGCGGAATAGGTCATAGTTTGAGATATAGGTGAACAGGGCCTTTGGGAGCGGCGGGAGCATATTCTCTGGGCCAACCGGCGTGGCCTCGCCTGCGCCGGTGGAAATCGTCGCCCATGCCTTGCGGGCCGTCTCGGGCCAGTCCTTCTTCCCCATCATCCCGTCAACCATCGCCTCAAACGGGGCGGCAAAAAAAGATTGCGACTGGTCTTTTGGTATGTCAATCGTGAGCGTTTGCGGTCTGCCCTCTTTGTCGGTGTACGACCAGACGGGTATCTTGAAGTTCCTCGCGAGGTCGGTGTCGCTGAATCTCCCGTCGAACATCTCAGGAAACATGGTGTGCTGCATCGCCCGAGCGAGCGCGGCGAACACGCCGAGCTGCATCACAAGTCCGGCAAACCTCGTCGGGTTTTCCCGCGCAACCCTCCACAGCGACCGCGTACCGGCGACAGCCGCGTTCACATACGGGGTGAAGTTTTCCAGCGACTTAATGACCGACCCGCCCTGCGAGAAGTCCACGATGTTCGCGGCTATGTTCGCCGCCTTGTGCGGGGCGTGACCGTTCTCCAATGCCCTCTGAAACGCGGCGAGCTTGGTCCATTGTTCTGTGCGTTCAAGGAAATGATTGATCGCGAGGTACGCCTTTCGCAGTCCGGGCGTTTTCTCAAGCCCCCTCGCCAGTAGACCCGTTCTCCCGTACTCTGCGTAGTACGTCCTCGCTCCACCCGCCTTGACGAACTGCTCCCACAACGGACGCTTGCCGAGCGAAAACGCATCTTTGGCCGTGCGCGCCAGGTTTACGGCGAACTGCCCGGCGGCCACCGGGAGCACCGGGGCGAGCTGCTTCTGTGTCGCCATGACGAGCACGGCATGGGGCCAGTCCCGTAGGATGTTTCGGAGTCCGAACTCAAGATTGTAGCCGGTGGCCGTCTCCTTGAGCACCTTTGACCCGGACAAAAGGTCGATCACGGAGGCCATCGTTTTCGTTATCTGCGGGTCCGACGACGCGAACTCTGCGGCCATGTCCTTCGGGAGCTGAACGTATTTCGGCTCGCCGGCATCCATGTATTGAATTACCTCGTACCCCGGATCGGCCACCGGGCCGGGCTTCGATTGCAATATCTTTTCGGCGCGCTTCGCTATTCGTTCTTCCGCTTTGGCGATCTTCTCTGCGAACTTCGCCTCGATCTGTGCGGCCTTTCCCGGCGCGGCTTTCATCGCCTTGTCCCGCTGCATAGCGAGCCGGTCTATCATCTTGTTTGCCGCCTCCCGGTGACGCCCGAGGATCGCCGCTTCGGTCTGCGGGAGTCTGGTGTCTCTGACGGGCTTCGCTCCAATGGCATTGTCCGGCACAAGCTCCGCATATTTCCCGAGCGCCTTTGCCGCATCGTTACGGCGCATTGCCATTGTGGATCGCAGAATGAAATCGTTTATAAGCGTCTGCGGGTCCTCGATCATCGCTCCGCTCGCGCCGTATTTCAGGTGCGGTATGCCGCTGCGCCCCATGACCACGCCCTTTCCCTCGATTGTTTGCATCCCGGCGGCGGGGTCGATCTTCTCAAGGAATTTTCTCGACAGATAGTACGGCGTGTTTGCGTACTCGTCGGCAAGGTGTTTCGGGATAAGGCCGTTCGCCTCCATCTCGCGGACAAGTTTTATTCTCGTCGCCTCGATGGGTTCTGCCGCCTTTTGCAATCCTTCATAAAGGTCGGGGTGATTCTGCTTCATCTCCGACAGGAACCGCGACGACGACCCCTCATGCACCCGCCCGTGTAGCATTTCCGGGCGCACGTCCTCAAGTTGCGCCGTCCTCTGTGCTCGGTAGAACTGCCCGAGCGTCGCCCTGTCTTGCTCCGACATGCTCTTGAAAAGCGTTTTGTCCAGCCTGGTAATTTCTTCGCGCGCCTGTGCATTCGCGCCCTTGATGTTCTCAAGATATATCCGCACGTCGTCACCGACGGGGCCGTCTCGTGACACCTTGAACGATAGATTGCCGTCGATGTCAGAAAACCACCGCGTCGCCTTTTCCGGTAGTTTTTTCGCTCGCTCTACATAGGATGGGTTAAGCGTGCGCTCCACGTCGGCGGCGTCGGCTATCGACGTTTCGATGATGTTCTTTGCTTCGGGCGAAACAAATGCGTATTCTTTTCCCTGAAAGTTTATATTCCGTGTCGGTATTTTGAAGTCGTCAACCTGGGGGAGAATGTCGCCAGCGAGCTTTTCCGCGCCCTTCGCCGCCGCCTTCGCCCCGAACTTCGTGAGGTTTGCCAATGCTCCCGGGATGGCAAGCGGGGTCGCCTCGTACAGCGCCCGCGCGCCTTTCGCAAGGCTCCCGGCCCCGGTTACACCGAGCGCGCCAAGCGGTATATCAACCGCGAGGCCGCCCGGTACGGACGCGATGGACCGCATGAGCGGTTCGCCTCCCTCTGCTATCTGCGCCACGAGCGCCGGGACAAACGTGGCCGGGTTAGCAAGGCCAATCGTCTTTATGACATCCATTACCGACGCGGTTCCGGCTCCTGGTCTGTACGGGGCCGTGAGCGTTTCCTCGACGGGCTTCTCGGGTAGGATCATTCCCTGCGCGTCCCTGGGGGCGACATAGCGCGTCTGCGGTGGCGTTGGTGGGGCGGTCTGCTCCGGCGCATCTTTGATATAACCGAGCGGCCACGGGGTCGTCATGGCGTCCACGGCCTTTCCGAGCAGCGTCCGGTCGTCTGGCCCTTCGCGGTTCATCTGCTCAAAAGTAGCACTCGGCGCGGCTTCCTGTTTTCCTCCGATGCTCGTTTGAAACCACGCCCGGTTCTCCGGCGTGTCGCCAAGCTCCGACGCGACCACCTCCCGGTAGAAGTTGGCCTCGATCTCCCGCTTCCGCTTGTCGTCTGCCTGAATGTACGCGGGGTCAGACGCGATGTCTCGCCATGATAGGGACACTGTTTACCGCCCGAGTATTCGTTTGCGCCGCTGCTCGTCTGTCTCGTTCGCCGCCGTTTTAATGTCTACCGATGGAACGAGATTTATTCCTATGCCAAACCCGCCAACGTCGTTGTTCATCTGATACACGTCGCTGCGCGAACCGCCCATCGGAGTGTTGCGTACACTCGTCATCGTGCTTTCGCTTATATTCCGCAGTGTGTCGGGGCTTGCGTTGCCTTCGATGGCGCGCTTCATGGCCTCGTTGCCAGCCGCCGCGTACTTGAGGCTCGGGTCGTACCCGGCGCTCGCCGGAACCGCAGTTGTTCCAAGCCCCTTTGTGTTGTATTGACGCATCGCTTCGGCTTCGGCTTCGCGTATCGCGCTTTTTGGGTCTGCGGCGCTGACTGTAAAGTTTACGACAGTCCCATTGATTGACCTCGGAACCTGCCATGTCTTGAGTCCAGGCCCACCAGCCGGACGCGGCATACCGGCCAACAGATAATCCCTCAACTCATTTGTCTTGATCTGGTGGTCGGGGTGCATCCCCACGTTGGCGACCTTTACGTCCTGAATATATTTCATCACCGTGTTTAGGTACTCCCTCGGGTTGTTCGTTTGCGCGAGCCTTGCGAGCGTATCGTTCAGAAGTATTTCCTGGGATTGCCTAAAGTCTGCACCCTTGTACTTGTATCCATTGCGGATGTTTGTTCGAATCTCGTCTGCGACGCGCCTCTGTATCTGCTGCGCCTTTTTCTGCGGAGCACCGGCCATTTCCTGTTCGGCGCTCTTGAGAGTTTCCGCAAGCGGGCGCACCCACTCCTTTTTCCCGGTTTCCGGGTTCATGTATGCTTGCCCGAAATATTCACCTCCGAGCTGCGCCTTCCCCCCCTTCACGTCAACGCTCCACGACGAGTCCATTTTTTGCTTTGCGGTGTCAGCCGCAGCTTGCCGTGCGAGCGCCCTGTTTTGCGCCTGTTCTACAAACTGATCGGTGCTCACGTTCCCCATCTTGTTAATTCCGCCGCCACCCTCCGCCAAGAACAGGTCAACGCCGGAAATTTTCTGCGGGTTTTTTTTGTCGTATGCCAGCGCCGCATTAAGACCGGCCTGTTCTCCGCGAGCGAACAGCGTGTCGCCGCCGATTCCAGACTGAGTACCAACGGCACTATACGGATTGCCGCCAGCCGCAGACGTGACCTTTTGGATGGTGTCTTTGAGCGATCCGGCGTACTGCGGGTTTCCACCCTGATAATCCCCCATCTCATACGCGAGCCGCTTTTTTTTGTTCAGGAGGTCGCCTATGCCGAGGAACGTCTGTGACACGGGGGTCCAATCCATTCCCCAGTTGTAGTCATTGCCGCCGCTGTTGTATATCGCCATTGTGAGCCTCCTAGCCTAGCCCGGCTACCATCGTGCCGATCCCGGCGCCGATTTTCGCAATCTGCCCGAGCCGGTCCATCAACCCCGGCGTGTATCGTCCGTTGTCTACGAGCTGATCTACGGTGTGAGCCGTCGCCATCGGCGCGAAATGCTGCTGCAATAGCGGGTCGGTTAGCTGATACAGGTTGATCCGCTGCGCCTGCTCCCGTGCCGCCTCCTGAATGTTCCGCGCCTGTGTTACGTCGGCAATCTGCCGTCTGGCCTGTTCGTCGGCATACTGCATCTTTGCCAGTTCCGACATGAGCTGATTGTCGGTCGCCTGCCGCGCGCCCTGCTCCTGTGCGCGTCTGGCCGTAGACCAATAATTCCGTCCCATGCTCTCGCGTATTCCTGGGAGTGTAACGTCGTTGAGCTGCCGCATTGCCGGGTTGTAGACGGCGTCCTGAAAAAACTGCTGTGTAGCCCACGGGTCAACCTGCGTTGATTCCCGTATGTTCATCCGCGAGTTGTTCGTCATCCCAAGTAGCGGGTTGCGCGACGAGCCGCCGTATTGCTGTATATGCTCGTTATACTTGCCGAGCATGGCTTGCTGATTGGCGCTGGTCGTGCTGTATGGAGTGACGGACCTCTGGCCCTGTTCTCCCCATATACCGCCCTGTCCACCGGGAGTCAGGAAGCCTCCCCAGTTTTTCCCGCCAGACATTATGCCCGAACCTATTCCGGGGACCTGCCCTACAACACGTCCAACGTCCCCCATGAAACCACCACCGCCGCCGCCACCGCCGCCGCCCATGTTACGCCTCCTCTACCGACAGCGCCATCTCTAGCACGCTGCCGCGTTTTTCGAATTTATAGCCTATCTCTCCAAACCGCTCGATCATCCAGTCTGGATCGTGGTAGGTGTGATAGGTGATGATTCCTATGCCGTTGTCCATCGCGGTCTTGACGATGTACTCGGACAGCTCCTTCTTCGCCGCCGCCTTTTTCTCGTCGTCTCCCTCGGCGTAGAACTGCGAGACAAACAATTTCGGCGTCATTATATCTTGCATGAGGTACATCACGGCGAACCCATGCAGACCGTCCGTGTCGCTCACCACCACCCGCATGAGCGGGCTTCCCACGCTCTGACGGAGCCAGTGCGCCATCTCCCCGGCGCGGTACGGGGCTTTCGCCGCCTTGCAGAATTTCTTGATGAGCGGAAAAATAATCTCAATCTTGTTCGGCGTGCTGATCGTTTTAATCATCTCGGTATCACCTTCCCTCTGCCCTGTCCGGTCGGGTGATAGCCGACGACGAAACCCTCGACCTCAAAATCCCCGCCCGTGACGTTTTCTATCTTGTACCGTATCTGCTTCCCAAACTGAATCGTATTGAATACGTGCTCGGTCATGTCAGCCGTTCCCTGTAATGTGATCGTGACGGGGCCATACCAACTGTTTCCGTAGTCCACGGAGCACGACAGGTTGAGGTCGTCGTATGCTGCGGTCACGTCCGGGTACGCCGCGTAGATAAACTCCAGAAACTTCTTTGCGTGCTTCGGGTCGCCGCAGTCGAAGTCGCTCGTCACGAACCATGCAGTAATCGCCGTACCATCGTCGGTATCGGTATCGTCGAATTTGTGGAGGCCGCCCGCAGTGTCACCGAGCACGGTGTATGGAGCGCCGGAAGATAGTCTTCGCCCGCCCCACGTTCCGGGGTAGGCGGCCCATGTCGTCCCTGCCGGTACGTCCATCCATCGGATGAAAAACTGTGTTTTCGCAAGTTTCCCGCTCCCGCTGATCCGGTCGGCAAAGGCCCATATCGTCCATATCTTCTGCTGGTAGTCATACGCGAAACAATAGTTTGGCGTGGTAGCACCGCTACCAATAGGAACAAACAGGCAGTACAGGTGATGGTCGCGCATGACGACGGCGTGGGAAGTTTCAAGATACAGGTAGTTCAGGTTATCCATGAGGAACCGGGTTATGCCGATCCCCATGTCAACGCAGTTCACGCCGTCAAACATATAGATTGAGTCCGGGCCCAGGAAGAACAGGAAATTGTTGTCCACGACCCCGATGGTGCGCCCGATGGGTGTCCCAATGTTCGCGGTGTTCTCGATGAAGTCAAACGGCGATGTCGCGTTCTGCGTATACATTACCGTCGTGATGCTCATTTGTTTGAAAACGAACAGGTGCTCTTTCAGCATCGCCATTCCGGTTATGACAGCGGGGTCGGCGGTGAGCTGCGTAATCCCCGATCCGGCAGCGGCCCAATCCGTAGGGTCGCCAGCCACTGAGTAGGCCACGGATTGCGGATAGTAGTCTCCGGTCGTGATGTCTCGCAGATACGCCATGAGCGTGTGATTGTGGTAGTAGGCGAGGAATTTCCCCGAGTACGGAGCGCCGGTCAGGTCGGAAACAGTCGTGCCGTCAAACTGTTTGCACGGGTCAGTCCCGTTGGCGAACAGGAGTAGCGAGTCGTTGGTCGATGGGTCAACCACGATCACATGGTCGAACATCACGGGTATCTGCCCGTAGTTGCCGTTGTAACACTGCCGTAAACAGTAAGTGCTCCCGGCCACGTTCGGCCCGGCGGTCGCCAGCGTCATCGTGGTTCGCCCGGTGATCGTCTGTACCGCATACCACGTCGTCACCGCGTCGGGGTCGGTTGTGCCAAAACCCATCTGGTACTGGCCACCCGCTGGCCATGCGGTGTCCCATGCGTTCTCTGCCTCTGTCGCGTCCACGAACACCGCCGTGTCGCAATCCGAGCCAGCGGTCATGTCGTCGGCATTTGCCGTCCACGATGTCGCCGCCTTGCTGCGCACTAGGATGTAGCCAAGTTCAAGGTTCCCGGCGTCAGGGGCCGGTTTCGCGGCAATGGCAAGCGCGCTCGTCGCGTAGGTCTGGTTTGCTGCCGGAACCTTTGTGCTAACCGTCCCGGCGATGTCTATTTGCACCAGAAATATTCCCCAAAACTGCCCTGCCCCCGCAGCCACGTTGATCGTGTGCGCCGCAGAAAACCCGAGACTGTCCGTAGCCGCATACGTCCCGGCGGCCCCACCGATATAGTACATGGTTTCCTGGGTCGTCTTGAAGTCCTCCGGTGCGAGGGCCGATATAGCGAGGTTCCCGTGCTGATATACCCCGTCCACCGGGGTGAGCGTAACGGCGGTTGTCCCGGCGCACGTCACGGTCCCGTCGGTGTACGTCTCCGTGAGGAATTTCCACGTTGACGACGAGTAATCGTAGTAGTACACGTCGGTGGTCGTGAACACCGTCGGGAACGTGTCGGACGAATACATGAGTTCGTAGTAGTCATACGAGGTCACGATCCCGTTCAGCGTCGCGAGGTTGGTGTACCCGCCGCGTCGGCTGATCTTCCCGTCCTTGAACCACACATTGAGAAGGTCGGAACATCGCTCGTCCGGTATCATCCGCGCGTGATGATCTTTGTCCACTCCGGCCAGTTGTGGGACGTGGAAGTGGTTCATGGTATCAGACTGTCCAGGTCGATTTTAATATCACCCATGTCCTTTGCGAGCTTGAACTGCTGCTCCTGAAACTTTTTGAGCACTTGATCCAAATACATCTTCACCGCCGGGTCCAGCCCATCCGGTGCTTGCGGCATCGGCTCGCGTTCCATGATGCGGACGTTTTCGAATACTGGCGGCATTATTTTATAATCTGCGCCCTGAGCGCCGCCGCCTGAGCGTTCAGCGTTTTCAGCGCGGCTTTGGCCGCAGTTTTATCTTGCGCACCCGTGTCGTCGTCGTTGATCTCCGCGCTCGGACGGATGCGCTTGATGTCGATTTTTTCAAGCTGTGATTCGATCTTTGCGTTAAACCACGCCTTGTATTTCGCCCCGCTTTTGATCTCGGATTCGGTGCGCTCGCGGTGGCCGCCCTTGCCATCCGACACATACAGCGGTTCGCCACTCTCATGCGATCGCCAGTCGGCATCAGTGTAGTACCGTTCGTGTGTTTCCTCGGACAGTCCGAGATAATCCCACATAAAATTCGATCCGGTAATGTTTGCGTCCATTACGCCGGTCGCCTTGTTGACAGCCCAGATGTTTTTCATAGCATATATCCCATTGTGCTAATTCCAGTTGTCGCGGCGACTCCGCACTTATAACAACTTAATCCGTGCTCTACTAGGCTGTTTTCGTGGAATACGACCGTATCGTCTCCGGCAGCACACTCTACCCCGTATGTATCATAATAATGTTTTGCAACAACGCTCACAAAGCCCATGTTGATCCGAATTATTCCAGTTTTGTCCGGTGGAACATGAGATTCGCGTGTTGTGGTATATGTATTCCCGACCGTATATGTATTCAACCCTGATGCTCGCGCATAATCTACCGAACCGTCTCCATTCGTAAAATAAAACCGCTTCCCGTGTATTGAAAATTGCATTATCGCTCCCGCTGCGCCAGTTCGTACACGTATTCCAGTATCCCGATACCCGCGTGAACCTATAACGTCCACGACAAGCCCATCGTCAACGGCGAGCGGCTTGAAATTGTCGAGCTGTATCACGTAGTCGTTGGCCGAGAAGTTATTCACTGTCAGCGCGCCGTCGAGCGTGAGCGTCGCGGCAACGCGGCTATCAACATAACACTCGCCGGTCGGAGTTGAGCCACCAGCGGTATTATACCGCCACGTCTCGAACTTCGTGCTCGCGTTCCAGACGAGGAGGTTTGCGCCGGGATTGAACAATAGCCCGATGTCCTGAGTGTTCACTTGATTCAGGGCCAGCGTGTCGGTGGGATTGTTGGTTGAGAAAGTCGTGCAAGGCATCCACGTATAACCGAACGATAATGCACCACCCGCAGTCTCGTAGCCCCAAATTATGTACCACTCATTATTCAGCGTGGCCGTGATCCCGTCGAGGATGTGGCCCCCGGCTCCCGGCTGCCCGAGAACGAGATTGAAGTCCGACGTCAATTCAAGATATTTCCCGTTGTTAAGGATAACGCCAACCCACGGAGTCATCCCGTGAACAGACTTCACCTTGATGTTTATTTCGTCGGCGTCCTTGTAGTACACGTCGCCCCAAAACCCGCCAGCGTTGCGCGTGATCTCCTCGCGCTGCTTCGCGGCGACGGTCGTGGTCATCGTCGTTGCCAACACGCCGTCCTCGGTGATCTTGACCACGTTCCCCGAATCGTCCTCGTAGTACAGCTCGGTGTCTCCGGCGTCGTCCTTCGTGTAGACAATGCCCACGTTGGCCACGTTGGTCGGGTCCGCACCCTGCTCTTTCAGGTGAACGGCGGTGTGATAGCCGCCGTCGGTGGAGGCGGGCCAGTCGTGGTCAACGTCCATCCGCTCGTCAACGTCGAGCCGGAATTTCCGCATTTCTGCCGCGCCCTGGTTTATATCGTCGGCGTCAGCCGGGGCCGCATTGCTCCATGAGTTTGTATGCGTTGGCACTTATGCCCTCCTACACGCCGACGTAGGCAATGTAATCTTGCCCGTAGCGCTTATATTCCTGATCCTGTTCGCGCAATAGCCGTATCGCGTCGGAGTAACGCTGCGAGAACGGCGCATATTTGTCTGCGTATTCAATATTCGATGCAAAGTCCATGACCACGCGGGATATAATGGCCTCCGCGCCATGCTGATTGTCGGTCAGGGCGTCGTGGTCCGCGAGGTTGACGAGGCCGGTCAGGTATTGATAATAACGGATGTAGAGCGTCGAGTTCGTGCTCGGCTCGGGCTTCAATACGATCTGCCCGTCCCATATCTCGTACACGGTCGGGTATTCAGTGGAGTCCGCATCGTCGAGATATTTATAGTATGCGTCGCCCCGCCCAATTCGCGTGAGCGGGTTCTTGTAGACGAGGTTCGTGAGGTCGTACAGCCTGAGCGCGATCTCCTTCTTGAAACGCGCCGGGAGGTTGTACGCGGACGTACCGGAGGTGATCGCCTGTGTCGTCTCCTCCTCCATGAACCAGTAATTCCACCCGCTCATTATCTCATAGTGAGCGCGGGCAATCGCCCCGTTTGCGCCTTGAAGGTATGTAGCGACCGACGCCGGGGGCGTCGAATCGCCGTAAACATACCATACGACGCGGTTGTAAATCTCTTGCAGCGTCACGCGGTCGCCTCTACCAGCTCAGATTCTTTTTTCTTCTCATGCGGCATCGGGTGTTTCTCCACGATCTCCACGTTGTACCGACGGTGCTTGATCCACCGCTGCGGCTCGTCGGGCCGACGGTTCTTCTGCTTCGGATCGGGCTCGTGATACCATGCGTCTTGAAGCAGCTTCACCACCCCTTCACAGGTTGTATATTCCTCGTCCTCTGGAATTTTGAAAACCTCGCCATTGTAATTGACGTCGATGGGAAGTCCGGTCGGAAAGTCCCTGTTCGTTACTCGGATAGTATATTGACGTTGCTTCGCCATACTCATTCTGATGTTTTCTGCCATGACAATCTCCTTGATATATGTCAGGGCGCGGGGTTTTACCCCCGCACCCTGCCTGAATACTTAGTCGCCCTTCACAATCGCTGCGGCGGTAATAGTCGCCGGAGCGGATGAGGGTTTCGCAGCCGTGAGCGTCGCCGGTGCGGACGTAGCCACAGCCGACGGAAGCGTCGCCGGAGCGGGCAAATCGTAAAAATTCGCCGCAGCGCAATCGCTCGCCGCCGTGAGGTCGTCCGTGTTTGCAACCCAGGCGTCAGTGTCCTTCGTCTGAACGGTGATGTACCCGATTCTGACGTTGGACGCATCTGCAGCCGGGAGCGCGGCAATCGCCGCCGCCTCGCTCGCGTATACCTGGTCCGCAGCCACAGCCTTCGTGCTTACAGTTCCGGCGGCATTAATCTGAACGAGAAACGCGCCCCAAAACTGACCGGCGGCAGCCCCGGTGTTCACGGTGTACGCCGCAGAAAAAGCAAGGTTGTCCGTGGCGGCCTTCGTGTAGTGAGTGCCGCCGATGCGATAAATCGCAGTGGTGGTAGTCTTGAACTTTTCAGCAGTCGCAGAAATCGCCAGAGTCCCAATCGCCAACATCTGGTCTGCGACGTACAGACGCAAACCGTTCGCCAGCGTTTTGAGGTCGTCCACTACCGCCTTGAAGGAAGCATGATCGTCGTGGAGCTCCTCTATGAGAGTCTCCGTCGAATCCTGTGCCGCCTTAAAAGTCGCGTGGTCGGTCCTCAGCTCGTTGGCGAGCGTGACGATTTCCTCTAGGTCGCCAGCATTGAAATCTTGTATAATGCGGGTGAACGCCCGGAGGTTGTGGTGGTTGCTATTGCTCAGGTTCGCCATAGTCCACCTCCCTAGCGGATCGCCTCAAAATAGTAGGTCTGCCCGAGTTTGTTGAGATACGCGCTCGTCCCCACGGTGAAACCGTAGAAGTTGGTCTCGTAGGGGGTGATCCCCCCGGTGAGAATCTGCGACGCAGAATACTCGTAGCAGTTGTACGTCGTCTCGGCATCGTTGAACGCGGTCGTCGCGCCAACAAACCCGGCGGCGTTCGTCCGCATCACCGTTACATAGAACGGGATGATGTGCGAAGCCGAGGGAGCGGGCATTGCGGCGATGGCAGCCGCCTCAGTCGCATACGCCCCAGCGGCGTTGCCAGCGGCATCGGGGCCAGTGTCCAGCGTTCCGTCTGCCGCGATTTCCCAACAGAACAACCCCCACTTGTTTTGCGGGATGGTCGTTGCGGTAGGGGCAGCTCCGGCAGCCAGGGCGTCCTTGAGGTACGGCACACCGGCAATCCGATAGCGGAAAGCCGCGTGAGCGATACGAGAAGTGGTCGTCCCGATTGCGGGTTTGGTCGGATCGAGCACGGTGTCGATGTACTCGCTCTCGATTGTCGCGCTTCCGTTCGCCATGTTGTCATTCCACACGCCAGCGAGCGCTTGCACGTTGTTGTAGATTTTGATTACACTCGGCTTGAAGCCAACCTCTACATTGAGGGCGGCCCCGGTCCCGGTGTATTCGCCGGTTATTACGTTTTGATTACTCATTCATTCCTCCTTACGCCGCGCAAGTTTCAATGCGAACCCCGAGGTTCTCATTGAGAATTGTGTACGCGATAGTTGCGCGAGCGCCAACAGCCGCGTTACGGTCGAGTAGGTCGTTCCAGCCGAAAGGCTTGCGGACGGTTTTCACTGCGCCGTCGCCCAGCGGTACAACGCCGTAGAAGTCGGCGGCAATGACGAGCGTGCTGAACACGTCGAGGTTGACGCCGGAAGTGGAGCGATAGCCGGTCGCGCCGATCACCGCACCGGAGTCGGCCCAATAGCGGGCGTTCGTGGTGCTGATAAAGCGGATGTCGCGGTACGACCCGATCTCACCGGGTTCGGCGGCGCCGGGGTTCGGATAATCCGAAACCGGGATGAAGCCGATCAGCCCTTTCAGGGTGTAGCCGACATAGGGGTGGGTGATGGCGATGTAGCCATCGGCCACGGGAGCAGTACCGACGCCGGGGCCGCCCTTCTGGCCGGTCGTGTGCTTCTTCGCGTTCTGGAGTTCCAGCGAGCGAATGGCCACATCGAGGTCGGTGGTGGTTATCAGCGTGGTCACGTTGCCGCGAGCGGCGACGCCGTTGGCGTAGCGCACGGACGTACCGGCGTTGATCACGTTCCGACATACGATGTCGAGGGTGTCGGCGAGGTTTTCGCCCAACAGCTCGGTGTACTCGGTCAGGAGCGCGTCCTGGTTCGTCTCGTCGGCGAGACGGGTGTACTCAATCGCATTACCGTATTCATTGATCGTGCAAGTGATGTCGGTAATGGTCGGTACAACCGCCGTGACGTCGGTACCATCGGTGAGCGGAGTGGGTACTGCGCTCAGACGTTCGATCCGGCGAAACTTCGCAGTCCCACCGCTGTGTAATTTGATTGGTCTTTTTTGGCCCCACTTTTCGTGGGCCATGACCGGCAGCATCCGTTCGAGAAGCAGTCGGTCATAGTAGGTGTCGTTACCGGGCGCGTGAAGCGCTTTCGTGGTAATTGCCATTATGTCTCCTCAGAAGCGCTAGTAACCTTTCCTCTTTCGCACCAGCGCTTCAAATTCTTCGTGGCTCATGTTTTTTATCCGGTCTGAGCTAAACTCAGCCGGGCCAGCCCCCGCTCCCGCATCGGAAAGCGTGCGAGGCTGTTTCGTGTTCTGAGCGATTTTCTGAGTGATCTTCTTCGCCGTCTCCTTCTCGGCCTTCCCCGTCCACGACGGATGGCGTCTGGCCACATGGTAGATGACTTCGCCGGGGTCCACGGAGTTCAGCACATAGTCGGTCAGGGCCGGGTCGCGCAGACTGAGTTCGTTGGCAAGCTCGATAGCTTCATCGAAGTCCGAATACTTTCCCTTCGCCCGGTCAATGCTCACGCGCACCTGATCGTTTCGGTACTGCTGTTTGAACTGTCCAAGTATGGAATCAACGTACTTCCGCACGTCGCCAAACTGGACGTAATCTTCATCCGCGTACTGCGGGGCCTGGGGCTGCTGCGGCTGTTGGGCGTACCCGCGCCGTGCAATGTCCTCGTAAAGCCTCCGCTTTTCGCGCTCCGCCTGAATCCCCTTCTTTAACCCCTCTAATTCTCGCTCGTATTCCTCTGGAGATTTTGCAACCTCCTCGCTAGTCGGCGTCTCTAGCTCAGTCCCGCCCGTGTCTAGTTCGACGGTGGAATCCGCAACGCTGGCCGGAGTCGCCTGGTCATCTCCCATTTGCGTGATTTGCTCTTCCATTTCTACTCCATTGCGTATATAATTTGCCTTTCGGCTTTACGCCATTAGTTCAGGCGGCACGTCCATCGGGGCGTCCGCGATGTTCGGCGTCTCCGGCGTAGGCGGCGGCCCCTGTGGCTGCTGCGCCTGTTGCGCCTGTTGAATATCGTTCATAATGTCATCCTTCATCCCCTGCGGGAAGTCGGAGTATTTCACGATTGTTTGCGGAGAAACGGGGAATCCGCTCTGCGCGAGCTGCGTGAGAATGACGAAGTTGGTCATGCGGTAGGTCGGGGAGTTGATGATCTCGTCGATCACCACGTCGTATCTCGCGTCCTGCTTCACGTCGTCCCAATCCATCGGCAGCTCGCGTCCGATTATGCGCTCAAGCTTCGTGCGGTCCCACCGCTCGTTAATCATCTCGACGAGGTATTTCCCGAGAATCTTCTTCGCGTTTGACAGGTTTTCAAAAAGACCCTGAACCGCGATGAGTCCTTGCCTCTGGCGCAGTTGCAGGGTGATACCCGGTGCGCTCGCGCCGGTCCCGCCCTCGATTGCACCGAGAAGGTCGGCGTTCAGGTTCATGCGAATCATGTCCTCGTCGTGCATCTTCTCTAGCTGCACGAGCCCAGCCGGGATGTTCTGCGGGACGATCTGCTTAACCTTGTTGATGTCGCGGATTTTCATGGCTTTCCCGGCCCCGGCGCTCTCGTTGAACACCTTCGGGTCGTCAACCGCCCCCTCCTCGTAGTACCACCCCGACAGCGGGATGGTCATGGCGGCGTGGAGAAGTTGCGATCTCCGCTTGTTCGCTTCGTTCTGCGAGTCGCGGAGCAGACGGACACGGCCCTGCAATTTCCATTTCCAATCGTTGAACGACGGGTCGTAGTCGCCAAACACGGGGATAAATGGGTACATCCGTTGGTAGTACGGAGAAGGACCATCATAGCATAGAATCTGGTCCTCGATCACGCTCTGCATTTTGATGATAGGCACTTTTCGTTCGATCACGACGAGGTGGCCGAACTCCTCCGGGGAGGCGGCGGCAAGCTCCTTGAATCCCCGCGCGCTCTCGTCGTCAATGGCGCGGACTGTCGTACCCTCGATGACGTAATTCTGCTTTTCGTAGTCCCTGTACCACCGCTCGGTGATGTTCACATGGGTTTTGTTCGCAATCCGGTACGCCGGGTTTTGCACGTCGAACTGCGCGCCGCTCCCGGCCTGAATCTTCTCGATCTCTTTGGCGTGTTCCGGGTAGAGGTTCGCGGCCTTGCCTTTGCTCAACCACCCGAGCCTGAGAATGTAGTCACAGTCCGACAGGTCGGCTTCTGTGAAATACGGGTCAGGCAGGATGCGGAACGGGTTCTCGGCGCGGATGATGATGTCGCCGTTTATTAAGTCGTCGTCGTAGGACATGATCGGGTGAATCCAGCCGATCCCCAATTTGATCGCGCTTTCAAACGCCAGCGATACTGCGTGCGCCCCGTTCCTGTCTCCGAGCACCCACGCGATGGCCTCCGAGTACACGTCGGACATGGGCTGATCGGCCCCCTCAACGGGCTGCACCCGGAGCTGCGTTCTGTTCGACTTCTCGTAGCCGGTGATGATGTCGCACTGCTTCTTGATCTTGTTGATCGACAGCTTGGGGCGTCCCTCGCGTTCCAGCTTTGCCGCGTCCGCGCCGTCCCATTGATCCCCCAGGTAGTACCGGGAATCCGTTTCGGCCTCTTGCATCCACTCGGCCCACTCCCGCTGTGCTTCCGCTCTGAGGCGCTTTATCTCTTGAATCGCATCACTCATCACATCGCCATCCATGATACTTGTGGTGTGTCATCGTCAAAGAACCGGCGCTTTGCGGCGGCCATTTCGGGCCGCGCGGTGAACGGGGCGAGGAGTTTTACGTCCTCATGTCTGCACTGAGCGAGGCAGTCGATCATGTCGTCGTGCTGCGCGAACGGGAACCGGGAGTATTCATCGGCCAGAAAGTCGTGGATGAGGTCGTGGCGCTTCTCGTCCAGGTCGTAGTAAATGAGGTTGTCGGGGAGGAAGAAGCGGCCCATTTCAAACAGCGGAGACAAAGAGTTGATGATCCGCGTCTCCTTGTCCGTGCGGGTGTTCTTGATCGGAATGATGTCGAGGTGAACGCCCTCGTCCATCATCTTCTCGTTGAAATACTGAATGTCGATCTGCCCCTGTCCCGTGACTTCATAATGGACGGTGCGACACGCCCATTTGACAGCGAGGTCGCGGAGCTTCACCCATCTGGTGACGAGGTTCATCCGGTCGCGGATCATATCGAGCAGATAGTAGTTCTTGAATTGATCTATGCCTATGACCGAGAACACGGAGCAGTCGGCGCGCTTGTCCTCGGCGTTCGCCGGATCGCAGAATATCGCAATGTTCATGCGGTCGGGCATGGTGCGGTAGTACTTCACCCACTCGGGTTTGAACGCCTGCCGGTCCTTCGGTACAGGATCGAGCATCATCTGTGAATTGCTCGACACATAGCCGTCAGCAATATAGTTCCCGGTTTCGGTTTCAATGTTATAAACCGTCCGCTCTCCGAACGGCTCTATTGATACGATTTTTGCCCTTTCGCAGTCTTTGGTGGGCTTTGCCGAACGCTCGTACATCTGTGAGACAATCTGCATCCGCTTCGCCGGGTCGGTGATTGACAGGAACCGGAACCGCTCCTGCCTGCCGCCGGTTATGTAATAAATTCTCGAATCCTTTGAGTTTCTCCCGTTGCGCTCATTTTCCTCTTGGGACGCAACGCGCGTGTATATTTCATATTTGAACCCGAGAACAGAAAGCGCCCACTCAATCTTCTCGCACACCTCCGGGTGTACAACATGGCTTTGCGTAATGGATATATAGCCCCCGGAGCAAGTGCCCTCGCCGTCAAACATCCCGCCAAGATACGCAGCAGCATACTTTTCTTCTGCGGACAGTTCGCGTTTATCGAACGAAATATCAAGCGCCCGCGATAGCGCCTTCACCCTGCCATACCCAAACCCGGCAGGAGAATAGTCCCTGCGCTTTTCTTTTCCGCGCCATCGCCCGGTCCACCACTTGTGGTTTTCGGTGCAGATTATTTCGTCGCCGTTATCCAGCGTGATTTTTACGACAGGGGCCGTGTGTGCCGAACACGCCCGCACCTCCGCAGGAACAAACCGCGCTTTCCTGTCGTGCCTCCCGCTCGTCAGACCGACAACGACCTCGCCAGCCCGGATGTCCTTAATCTTTTTGAGCCGCCAGTCCGACATGAGCACGCTGGTTTCCCCGTCCAGACAGGCCCACACATAGCTTCCCATGTCTTTCTTCTTCTGCGCGATGTCCTCGTCGCTCAGAAGTACACCGTGACCGTTTACCTCTGCCGGGTATTTTCGGACGAACCACTCGCCGCTCTCACTGAGCTTTTGGTTCAAATCCATGTAGTGATAAATTGTGCCGATCACCCGCATCTCGCAGGGGTTGGATGCAAGACCAAACGACAGGCGAAACGAGTTTTCAAGCTTCTCCATCATGCCGGATGATGCGATTGTCGTTTCGTTTACGACGTCGTCCCAGACAATGATGTCGAAATGTTTCCCGGTTGGGAGGCCATCGAGGCCCCAGGCTTCAACTGACGCCTCGGTGTAAGCGCCCTTGCGTTTTACAATCAACCCCTCGTCCTCACTCCACTTGGGACTCTGACGTTCGGGGTTTGAATAAAAGATGTCCTGAAACGCGCCACGGAGAAGATTGTTTTCCTCGGCGGTGATTTTGATACGACGGAGAAACGACTTTGCGATCTGACGGGTTTCGGAGAATATCGCGATCCGGCTCTCGGGGTTGCAGAGAATCTTCTGAATCGTCAGTGCGTAAGTATTTATATTCGATTTCCAGTGGGCGCGTCCCCAGATATCAAGCGTGCGATGGTGATGATCCTGCACCTCGTATATCCTGTCCACGATCCACGGGTGATTACAGGCCCGCATGTTGAGCACGAAGTACATCAGGAAGAACAGGTCTTCTTTGCAGAACTTCCGAATCATGGCGACAGCGCTTTGGTCGTCGCCCTTGTCCTTGAACGCGTTCAGCTCCCCCGCGATCTTCGCGTAGTCGTAGCGGTATTTCGCGCCCATGTCCTCAAAGACGAACATTAGCCCTCGATCCACCCCTTGATCGTCGCGTTCCACATCGCAGATGTCGCCATCACTGAACCTCCACCGGCTGAACCGGGATAACCTTGTAATTATTCACGTCGATTGCGCGCTCGGCCTCGGGATAGTGCGCGAACACATTGATCGTAGTCTCACGCCGCTCGGTGGGTTTCCCGTGAACGGCCTCCACGCAGAACTGAAGCGACTTCATGTTGAACTCCCCCACACCGTCGGTGTTGAAGCTCCCGTCCTCGTTCTTCGCCAACGCAGACCGCACCAGGGTCCGGGCCAACAGCTCGGCTTTCGTGTATCTCCCGCTCGTTCCGTGGACCTTCTTCCGCAACTCCTGTTTGATGAGCCGGATCAGGTCCTCGGTCTGCTCTTTGCGTGGGCGTGCCATTACAGCCACACTACTATACATCCGACGGCTTGTCAAATATAATTGTCCGGTTTTCAGGACACTATCAGACGTGGGGTAGTCAGGCACGGACAGGCTCAGAATAGGCTCTCAGGCGCGTCAGGAGGGACGGAGAGGGGCTTGAAAAATTTTATGGTGGGTGTGGTGGGGTACTGCTGGAGAGGCCGGGGGGTGGGTCGAGACGGTGGGGGGTGGGGGCGGGGGGAACCTACACGGATGTGTAGTGAATCAAGTTCCCATAACAGTTATTATGTCTCATTAGGGTGCGGGTTGGCGTGATGTGCTATACGGGCGTGTAGGTTTGGGCCGGACGATGATCGGGGCGCGTCTGTGGGCAAAGTCCCCCTGAATCCCCCGCGTTGTCGCCCTGTCGATTGTGGCGATGATGCGGGATTGTGCGTCTTGTGTCTCTCTCTTAGCTTATTGAGGCAATCGGTCCGTTGTGGACCTCCCGGATTGCCCCTCCGATTGTGTCCGGCGCCCGATCAGCCCGCGGAATCGTGTCCATTATTGCGTAGATCGTGGAGCTTGTCGGCTGCACCCTT